ATGTGTGGATTTATAGCTGGTAAACGTATTCGAAGCGATCTATCCGAAGCAATTGAAGATATGAAATATCGGGGTCTTCCTGGGTTTAAAGGATACTGGGATTCTGGGCCATACCAATTTGCTCATTACAGCTTACCGTTTACAAACCTAGATCCTGAGGTGGCAATTCAGCCAGTGATGTCCACAAACGGAATTCCGGTTCTTTTTGTTGGTGAAATCTTTAACTGGAGAGACATCACAAAAGAAAGCTATAAAGCAAAATCCGATGGGCAGTTTGTAGCAGAATACTATCTTGATCACGGACTACAAGGATTTCATAAGTTCGATGGGTTTTGGTCATTTGTTACTCTGAAGGAGCACGATCTAATTGGTGTAACGGATTTCCTTGGGATCAAACCCATCTATTATAGAACTGATATGGAAGTACTTGCTTCAGAAATAGATGTCCTTGCTGATTTAGCAGATGTTACAGTAAATGAATTATTCATGTCAAATACTGCAAAGTGGGGATATGATCCTACTGGTGGAACCCCTTGGAATGAAATCAAGCAAGTTCCCCCTGGTCATTACTATTTCCGTGGTGAAGTACATCAATATTGGGATTGGGATAAAATCCAAACAGGTTCTCTTTATGAGGATCTAAAGGAATCAGTAAAGCTTAGACTTGGTGGAGAACGTGAAGTCTCTGTTCTACTCTCTGGTGGATTAGACTCTTCAATCATTTATAGACTTATCGAAGAATGTGGATATGATGTAAAGGCTATCCATGTAGAAAACCATGAGAAAGATTATGCATCACTTTTGTCGGATGACTTAATCGAGGTATCTTTAGATGAAGTCAGTGATAGGGAATCTATTATGATTCACCAAAGTCCTGTTGATCTTGGATCCGTTAAACCCCAAATTGCTATGGCAAGGAAATTAAAAGAGTTAGGTTTTCACGCAGTTATGACTGGAGATGGAGCTGATGAACTCTTTGGTGGATATCGAAGGGCAAAAGAATATGATTCACAATACTCTGATGTATTCTGTGAGTTACCTTTCTATCATTTGCCAAAATTGGATCGAACAATGATGGATTCTACTATCGAGCTTCGAGCACCATTTCTTTCCCCAAAGGTTATTCGCCATGCATTGAATACACCCTATGAGGTTAGAAATGGGGAAAAGAAAGAATTGAAAAAAGTATTTGGTCATCTAGTTCCTGCACCGATTCGAAACAGGGATAAATTACCGCTAAAAACCGATGCTATCCGTGAGGATCCTATCAAACAAAGAATGAAAAATATCCAATTATGGGAGGAGATATATTTAGATTATGTTTAGTAAGCAGTGGGATATAAGATATATGAAATTGGCAGAAGAAGTTGCCAAATGGTCGAAAGACCCCTCATCTCAAATTGGTGTAGTCGCTATTGGTTCTAAAGGACAAGTTTTATCCCAAGGATACAACGGATTTCCAAGGGGTATACACGACCATATAGATAGGTATACCAATAGAGAAATTAAATACGACTTTATTGTTCATGCAGAAATGAACTGCATCTATAATGCCTCGTTCAACGGGGTATCACTAAAAGGCTCTACAATATATGTTTATGGTTTGCCTGTTTGTAATGAATGTGCAAAGGGAATTATACAGGTAGGAGCAAGTAGAGTTGTTACAAATAAATCAAATCACCCAGATGAAAGATGGTATGAACCTTGTAGGAAAGCTGAGGAAATGCTTTTAGAGGCAGGGGTAACCTACGATTATTTGGGGGGTTTACAAACACATTAAATTGTGGTATAATATGATAATAATTACAGGAGAAAAAATTGCCAAGTATTGATTTAAGACCTAGACCTAATAGGAATCCTAGGGATAAAAGACCACCCAGGCCTTTACCCTTTGATGTTGCCTTAAGGAAGTTTAGAAAAGCCGTTGAAAGGGCTGGGATCATACAAGATCTAAAAAAGAAAGAATTCTACGAAAAGCCGACCGCTAAAAGGCGTAGAAAAAAACAAGAGGCTGTTGCAAGATGGAAAAAACAAGAAAGATCCCTTGCAAGAGATATGAGTACAAGTAAGAGGAGAAAATACTAATGTCAGTAATGGATAAACTTAAAAAGAATTCCAAGATTAAGTCTACGGAAATTCTATCGGAGTCTTCTCTCTTTTCAGAGAAAGATGTAGTAACAACAAGTGTACCAATGATCAACGTTGCATTATCTGGTGATATTGATGGTGGACTAACATCAGGTTTAACTGTTCTGGCAGGACCTTCTAAACACTTTAAAACTTCATTTGCACTTCTAATGGGTGCATCATATATGAAAGCCCATGAAGATTCAGTAATGCTATTTTATGATTCTGAGTTTGGTTCACCCCAATCTTATTTTGAATCATTTGGTATCGATACCTCAAGAGTATTACATACTCCAATTACAGACGTTGAACAACTTAAGTTCGACCTAGTAAGCCAATTAGACAATATTGAACGAGGTGACAAGGTCATTGTTGTTATTGATTCTATTGGTAACCTTGCATCGAAGAAAGAATTGGAAGATGCATTAAATGAAAAATCAGTGGCTGATATGTCACGTGCTAAAGCGTTGAAGGGGCTATTCCGAATGGTCACTCCTTATCTTACAATGAAGAATATTCCCTTACTCGCTGTAAATCATACATATCAGGAAATGGGATTATTTCCAAAAGCTATCGTATCAGGCGGTACAGGTATCTACTACTCAGCCGATAACATTTGGATTATAGGAAGACAACAGGAAAAGAAAGGTGCAGAAATTACAGGATATAACTTCGTCATTAATGTTGAAAAATCAAGGTTTGTTAAAGAAAAGTCAAAAGTTCCTATCAGTGTTTCTTGGGAAGGTGGCATACAGCCTTACTCTGGTTTGTTGGATGTTGCTCTTGCTGGTGGGTACGTTACTAAGCCTTCTATGGGCTGGTATGCTAGAGTTGATCACGCAACTGGAGAAATTATCGAACCAAAAGTAAGAGAGAAAGATACACTTACAAAAGAATTCTGGGATCCTATCTTTAAGGAATCAGACTTTAAAAAATTCGTTAAGTCTTATTATCAGATCGGACATAAACCTCTATTAGATGTAAAATTAGATTTACAAGAGGAAGAAAATAGTGTATAATGTAACCGAAGACGAATACTCCTTTGTTGAGAATGCTAACTCAGATTTTTACGGGGTCAAATTTAAAAATGATTCCCCATACAGAGGAGTGATGGTTGTATATGGAACTGTTTCTGTCAAAGAGTCAATTGAATTGGATATGGCAACACTTTCATTTACATACAACCTTTTAGACTCTGGTGCTTTTGATCCAGAGGATCTGAATAAGTCTGATGATTTTAAGAATTATCTTGGAGATGTTCTGAAACACATTGTCCAGGATTCAGTGAATGAATATAAAGGAAATATAATTGGAAATAACGAATCAACTACCAACCCATATACTGAATCATCTTCTGAATAATGAAGAGTTCTGTAGAAGGGTAATACCTTATTTAGAAAAAACTTACTTTGAAGGAGAACATAAGGTTGTATTTGATCTGATAGTTCAATTTGTTGCGAAGAATAATAAACTCCCAACGTCTAAGGTTTTAGAATTAGAACTATCAAAGGTATCTGCACCCGATAATGTTTTAACAAATGCTGCTACACTTATTCGTGAAATTCAAAGACGATCCGACATTGACACCGATTATCTTATCTCGGAATCTGAAAAATGGTGTCGTGAAAGAGCTGTTTATAATGCGATCATGGATTCCATACAGATTATTGATGGAAAGGACAATGAACGTACAGAAGGCTCTATCCCAGACATTCTATCAAAGGCATTAGGTGTTTCATTCGACCAAGCAATTGGTCATGACTATATTGATAACTCTACAGATCGTTTTGACTTTTATAATACGGAAGAACAAAGAATCCCATTTGATCTAGACTACTTTAATAAGATTACAAAAGGTGGATTACCAAACAAAACCCTTAACATCGCCCTTGCGGGTACGGGTGTGGGTAAATCCCTGTTCATGTGTCACTGTGCAGCAAATGCTCTAGAACAAGGCAAGAATGTTTTATACATCACAATGGAAATGGCAGAAGAAAGAATCGCAGAGCGTATCGATGCAAATCTAATGGACTTACCTATTCAACAATTAGAAACATTACCTAAAAATGTGTTTAATTCTAAAATTGAAAAGATTGCAAAAGGTGCA